AACGACCGTTAGAGTCTGTATCTAAGTCAAAGTAACCTTGTGTAACTGTACCGTATTGAGCACCAGCGACAGCACAAGTATAAATTGTACGGATAACTTCACGGTTAATTTCAGCTAAGATTTCTGTTGAAAGAATGTTAGACAATTCTGTTTCAGCGTCTAGACCATGAATTGCTTTTAAGTCTTGAGCTAATTCAAGTGAGTATTCAGCTTTCAATGCACGAGATTGAGCAGTTACAGTAACTTTTTCAATCGAGAATGCCATTTGAGCGAATGCTGTGTTCGAATCAGAACCAAGATATTCAGCAGAAGCAGTAGGAATACCAATACCAGTAGTAGTAGCACCCGATGCAACGTTCTGGAATGTATTTGCTGTATCAGTAGCTAGTGTACCTTGGAAACCGTATGGGTTAGAAGTAGATGTAACACCAGAGAATACTGTGTTTGGTTCATTGTAGAATGCTTCAGCGTTTGTGTTTGCTTGGCCTGTATAACGGGCACGCATTGCAAAAATCAAACCTGTAGGACCCGTCATTGGTTGAACACCAGCAACATCATAAGCAATTAGATTAGGTAATGAACGGCGAACCAATGAAATCAAGATTGGGTCAAAGTTTGAAACACCACCAGTAACGTTAGTTGGACCACCGTCTGTTGTTTCATTCAAAGCCATACGATCTTGAATCATAGCTTTTTGTTGATTTTCCAATACTAGAGTAGTAACTGCTCTTTTGTATGGATCTTTAATAGCGTCTAGTTCTGGATGTTCCAGAACAGGTTGCCATTTTTTTTGTAGTTCTTCTGTTAGATACATTTAAATCTCCTTATGAAAGTATCTTTAATATTTATTTATTTAGTGTTTGCGAAATTGTTTTAGCGTACTGTTCAATCAAAACGTCACCAATTCCAGATTTTTTAGAATCTTTGTCGTCTTCAAAATGAACTTCGTCGTCTAAAGCATTATTATCTGCAAACTTAACTTCTGTTTTAAAATATGCTTCTTTTAGTGTTTCCACTTTATTTGCAAATTCTTCTTCAGTAGTAAATTCGATACTCTCTGCGAGTGATTTTAATTTTTCTACTTGTGTTTGAGTTAGGCCTTCGGACGCTGTGTAGATTGCCTCAACTTTCTTTTGCTCATTCAATTCTCTTGTTAGTTCAACTGAATGATTAATTTCTTCGTTTAAAGAATTTTCCAATTCTTCAACTTTTGCAATTAATTCTTCTACAATATCAACTTTTTCTTCTGGAATATTAATATTGTGTTCTATAAACAAATCGTGTAGACCTTTAAAAAAGTCTTCTGCTAATTCTGAACGTAGACCAGAAACGACAGCTAGTTCGTTTTCTTTCATCCATTCTTCAGTCATGTATTTTAAATAATCATTAATTTGTTCTGCTAATTCATCTTTAACTTGTTCAATTGCAGTATCAAACTGTTCTGTTAATTGTTTTTCAATATCTTCTACAATTACTTCAACACGAGATAAAACTGCTGCTTCGTAAATTGTAGTTGCTTTTGTTTTGAATTCTTCTGAAAGATTTTCGCCTTGCATCAATGCATCAATATCTTCGCCGTAAGATTGAAAAGTGGCTCCAGGATTAGCTTGCATCATTTGTGGTGCTAATTTACCCATGATACGATCACGAATATTTTCGTATGGTGTTGCGTCTGATTTAACTGGATATGCAACATCAGAACGACCCATTGTTTCTTGTGGTTGACCGGATGGTTTTGATGCGCCAACTCCGTCTTTTTGACCACTTACTGGTGGTGTTGCACCAGGTGGTGTAGCGTGAGGTGTTCCTTTTGTGTAATCTGGAGCATCATCAGTTAAAGCTCTTTCTGGTGAATCACCAATTTTACCAGCATCATTAGTACCGTAAGCAGTTTTAGAAGTTACTCTATCCTGACCAACCATACCGTTGTTTTTACCTTGAGTGCCTTCATTGCCACGTTGTCCACGTTTAGCCGCAATGTTAGCATCAAATGTTTCTTTTGATCCTTCTAAAATTGCACTAGCTGCTTCAGACAGATTGAATTTTGCCATTTTGAAAATCTCCTTGATTTCTATATAAGTTTATTTATAATTAATTTATTTTCAGAAAGTTTTATAATTTTTTTAAGAAATTTTCAAAAATTTTTAAACTAACTTCATCAATATATTTTTGTGGTGCTTTACGTATTGCATTTTGTGATTCTTCTATATCTTGTTGAGTCCAAATGCCGTTGACAAAAACTCATTCTACATTTTCCATTATGCCTTGAACAAATGCCCCTGGTGCAGATGGATCCGCTACAATATCTGCTGCTGTTGCTAGGTAGAAATCTGGTTGAACAACGTTCACGCCGTTAACGTTTTTCAATGAACCCATGCCTCTAGATGAAACACCTAATTGTGCGCCACCTTCTATTAGATTTTTTGCTATAGTTCCCATCGGGGTATCTAGAATTTTTGCTTTGCCGATCCATTGTGTTCCGTCTTCTCTCAAAGAAGATATCATATGTGACACACGATCTAAATTAATAGTTGGTGATTCTGGATGACCTAATTCACCAAAGGCACGATTTTTATTGATATATTCATTTGTATAACGATCAACTTCTTTTCTCATTGTATTGAATTCATATAGACGACCGTTCTTGTTCTTTTTTTCTGAAACTAAAAAAGGACCTTCAATATGCAAACATTTTTTACCATCACTATCTTCAGTAATATAACTAATCGTTTCGTTTATTTCTTTTATTAACTTCATGATAGTCCTATTAAGGTTTTAATGAGTAATTACCGTAATTGAAAGCAGCAGGATCATTAAACTGACCACGTTGATACATAGCGTTATTTTTACGTAATGAAATAATCAATGTATAAGAACTATTTGCAGTTGCACCAACTGTTGTAATTCCAAGATCACCAATACCAGTGTTTGCGGAAATAATAAAATTATTTGAATTTGCGCCCGAGTTGTTTACAATTGATGGTAATTGTTCGCCCAAACCAAATTCGCCTTGACCATTCAAATGAAAAATTGTTGAAGAGTTTGCGTATTGATTTGTGAAATTTGAACCTGCGCCGGACCAAAATATTTCAACACCACCAATAGAACCACCCGCAGTAGATGATGGAAAATTAACGTAATATTTTAAACCCGTCAATTGAATATCGTAGTATGATAAGGGCGTGTTAGCAGAACCGCCTTGAGTATTTGCGACAAGATAACCATTAGTTGCTAATGCGTTAGCTAATGAATTTGCTTGAATTCTAGATGAATTTGCTTCTTGTCCACTACCATCAAAAACTCCTGTTACTTTAATAACAGAATCAATTGTAGTATCTCTTAGAACTTGATAAGTAAAACGATTTGCCATTTTCTATCCTATTTTAAATTCTTATTAGCAAAGTTTAAGACTTCACCAAAATTTGTTTTGTTTTCACAAAGTTTATCAATTACTTTATCTTTATTTTCTTCAGATAATTCATCTAATAAAGATAATAATAACTGCGATGTTTTTTTATTAATTTCTACAAAATCTTGATCTTTAAAGTTAATAAACCCAACTTCTTGATTTTCTAAAACATAATGCAAATAATCAACAAGATTTTCTTCTTGATTTACTGATTCAGACCATTGCATTGATGTATATGGAACTGTTACATATTTATTTATCTTATCTACATAATACAGAGCCACCCTTTGATTATTAGGAAACATTCTTATTGATTTCCTACGCATAATCAAAATATTAGGTGGATCTGCTTGTTCATTTTTATTTTCTTCAATAAGATTATTAGCCGCTTGTTTGGTTGCAATATTATCTTCATTGAAACTAATAAAACTTTTCATATTATTTTGTTAAACGATCAACAGCTTTTTTTATTCCAGCTGATCTTTTGACAGCATTTTTAGCATGTCTATTCCCATCAGCATTCGCTTGACGTAATTCACCTTCCATATCTTTTTTAATTCTGCCGGTAGGTGTTCTCAAATTGTCTCTTTTTTGATGTAACATTCCTAAATGAAACCTTGAGAACGAATAATTATCTTTTGCTTT